CATCTGTTCCAGTTTCTTCGTCAGCTTGGAGGTGGAGCGCAGCATTTCCAGCGCCCGGCCAGCTTCGGCGCGGGTGCCCATGAACTCGGAGAAGATCATGGCGGTGCGCTCGGTCTGCGCCAGGAACTGCGTCACCTGTTCCCCGGTCGCGTTGGCACCGAGCTCGGAGATGGTCTTGCCCTTCTGCATCAAATCAACGTAAGCGCGCTCGGCGATGAAGGCTCGCGCCAAAATCTCACTTGAGTTGGCGGCCGTGCCGGGAAGGCGCTCGCCGGTCGTGCCGAGGATGTCGGCCAGTTTTTGCTTGGCTTCGAGCAGGGACTGCTCATGCGACACCGTGCCGCGGCGCTGCGTCTGAATCCGGTCGCCGTACAACTCGATCGTGCGCGCGACGGCGGATTGCAACTCGGCCGGGTTGTTGATGTAGTCGAACTTCGGCAGCGTGATGTCGCTCTGTAAGTCTTTCGGCTCGATGAACGGCTTCTCCATGAACCGCACCGCCGTCGCGCGGTCCTGCAGCTCAGGGACAGCGGCCTTGGCGTTTTCCGTTGCCGCCACTTCACGGTAGAGAACCGGTATTTCATCCGATTTCGCCAATTCGGCTTTCAGCGCCGGGTCTTTCATCGCCTCAACCGCTACCTGCTCGGGAGGCACGCCGGTCTTGGCATAGATATTGCGTAGCCGGCCGACCGTTGCATTCACGGCATGCAGCCCGCCCACCACGATCGCCGCGTCGAGAAAGTCCTGCGCGGTCGGGAGCTGGCCTTCGAGCGCGCTGCCAACCGTCGCCAAGGTCGTGACCTCGGCACCGACGGCGCCGATCTGCGTGGCCGGGCCGGTTCCCATCCCACGCACGAAACGCCCAGCCCCGGCGGTCGTACCGCCGAGTATGGCGCCCTTAACGCCTCCGGTCGCACCAGCTTTCGTGATCTCCCACAGCTCTTCCCATGTATCGACCGCGCCCATTTCGTAGGCCGTCATCAGGGATTCGCGAATGGCTGTCGGCACGGCAAGCGCCCCAGCACCAGTGCCAATCGGCCCGGCCGCGCTGCCGGCGGCCCCGCCCACGATCATCGCCGGCAGGTCGCCCACAACGCCCGCGACGTTACCCGCCGCGCGCTCGTACCACGCGGCATCCGGCGACATATGAACGTCCGGGGCTTTGCCGCGCAGGATGAGGCCGGTGGAGCTGGCCTGCAGGTTGGCGCGGATGGAATTGATGATGCCGCCGGGGGCGTTGAGCTGCGACTGTTCGAGCAGCGCCGGGTTCGCAATAACGGGATCGCGCAGCCACGGGGCGTCGTCGGTCGCTACGGGATCATTCAACCAAGGCTCGGCCATTAGGTACCCGGAACGCTAGGAATTGGCGCATCAGAAACGTCGATGGCTTTTATCACTTGACCTCCCGGCTTGGTGCGCCGCGAACCGTCCGGAGCGAGGTACACCGTGCCGGGCGCCAAGGCGTCATAATCTGCCGCGTTCTTGATCGGTACCGGCTTGGCATTCTTGATGTTGGCTGCCTGTTCCGCCACCGTCGATTTCGCCGTACCGAGGAACGTCGACAGCCGCCCCGGGGAGGCTACGTAGTCCTTGCTCTCCGGGTCCAGCAGGTCGCGCGGGTTGCCGCCTTCTTCGCGCACGCGGGTAATCTCGCTGTCCACCCACTTGCGCCAGTTATACATCGCCGTGTCGCCCATCGCGATCAGATCGGCCCCGGTCGCCTGCCCCATCGGCGAGCGCATGAACGTGGAGTGAACCTGCCCGGAAAGGGTTTGCAGATCGCGCCCCAGCGCGTCCTGCGTTTTGGCCTTTTCCATATCCAACATCAGGCTCTGTAAATCCTTGTGGCTCAACTGCTTGTTGACCGAGAACAGGTTCATCACTACGCGCGGATCGTCGATCTTGTCCGGGTGGTCCGGCGGCAGGTAAATCTTGCGCTGCACGTCAAGGTACACCTGCGGGTTGCTCGTCGCGTCCGGGTTCTTGATGCGCTGTTCCAGCACACCTCGCAGGTGCTCTTTCAGTTGCGGCTCGAGCGAGGACGTGACGATTTCCTTGAACGTCAACCCACCCAGGTCAGGCTTCTCCATGCGCTGCAGATACGACCCCCACAGCTTCTCGTCGGCGTCCTTCTTGGCGCGCTCGGCCAAGCGGTACGCCCGGTCCTCGTCCGCCTGCTGCGCCCGGATGGCCGTGTCGGCCATGCCATCCAAAATCGGCAGTTTGTCGGCCGGGATAAGTCCGTCCCACTGCCCGGCCTTGCGCTGTGCTTTGAACACCTCCGGACCCACGTTATCGATCGTGCCTCGCGCGGCCAGAATTGCCAGCTCGTCGCGTGAAGTTTGCAGCAGTTCGCGCCGTTTATCAGCCGGCAGCCGCATATACGGCCCGTTCGGGTCGTTGATGAGCGCCTCGGTTTCACCGATAACCGACTGAAACTGCATCGGGTCGCCATACACGGCGGCGCCGTTCTTGCTCTGCGCTACCTTGAAATTGTCGACCACCAGTGCGCCGTCGGCGGCCGCTTTGACCCCGAACGCCTTCTCGCGCAGGCTCTGCGTCAGGTTGGCGCCGTAGGAAGTCGCCGATGCCTGCCCGCCCCGGGTCGTCATCTTGTCCTGTATCTGGCTGACGCGCTCCGATACTTTGTTGTTGTACTTATCCAGCGCGTCCTCGGCGTTGATCTCGCCGGACTGCACTTGGCGCTGCAAATCCTCCGCTGCCTCAGCGCGCGCGGTCGCCAATTCCGCATGAAGGGTGGACAGGTCTTTGCGCTCAGCCTCGCGGTGCACCGCTCCGGCCACATCGCCAACGGCCTCGCCGAGACGGGATATGCCTTGCCCGACGTCAAAATCCTCCGGGCTAGCCCGGCGGCCCTCGATGCCGCGGTTGACGCTGATCTGCTGTTCGTACTGTGGAATTTTTGGCATTATTACACCCTGACCGGCGTGCCGTAGGAATACGCATCCGACCCGCCCATAAGCAGCGCGCTGGCGGCGTTAAAATATCCCGCTGTCTTGGCTGTTTTTGACTCAAACTCGAACAGCGAGGCTTCGTTCTCGTACCCACGCGCGCGCAGTTCGCCGGCATATTTCACGCGCTGGACATCCAGCGTCGCTTCCGTCACGGACGACTCCAACACGTCCAGCGGTGAGCCCTCCATCGTCACGCCGGAAGCGCCCACGGCGGCACGAATCGCACCGAGCTGCTGGTACTGCTTTTTACGCAAGCGGATGACCTCCGCCTGCGTTTGCTGCTTGGCAATCTCGGCGTTTTGCAGCGAAATGTCGCGGTTGAAGTCCGCCGCTTGGGACTTGGCTTTCGCGGACGCGATCGAACCGATCGCCTTCATCCCGCCCGCCGCCAATGCTGCTGTTGCGCCCATTTATCTGTCCTGTGTGTGAAGTTGCGGACCTATCGCCAGTACCGTCAACGACATCGGCTTGTCCTGGCGCCAGCAAATTTGCCCGTACACGTCGTAATCCCCTGGCCAATCCACCAGCTTGTCGCCAGTGAACAGCGGAACCGCCGCCGCGGTGAGGTCCGTGCTGACACGGAACGAAACCTCATCCAAATTCGTGAAACTCGATCCGTATTTCAGCCCGATCGAATTGTGCAGCCGGAAGAAACAGGTGTGCGGGCGCTTGATCTTGCCCTGCGCCGTGCCGTCCGCCGCGCCCGCTTCCCACGGCATGTTCTTGCCGTCCGACACGTAACCCAAACCAACGTGTGCCTTGGTCGCCTCGCGGTCCAAGGTGATCGACCCGCCCGATACGACCTTGGTCGGATGCGCCGCGCCATCCGCCAAAATGGAAACCGTCTGCCCCTCGAGGTGATCCAGGCCGGAAATGACCGTGGCGGCCGCCCCGGAATAGGTCAGCCCGCTGTCCACAAAGAACATGTCCTCCTGGGCATCACCTTCTTCAAAATCTTTTTTCATATATTCGATGTACCGCTTGGTCGCCCCGTTGATGGTACGCTTAACAACCAACCACAGTTCATCGTACTCCCCGTTCGGCTCCGGGATACCGGCGATCGACTCGACCACGGCGATACCGCTGCCGAACGCTCCGGCTATTTCGTGCCGGTGCCACCCCACGACGTCCTGGTCGCGTTCGTATGTCAGTCCCGCCAACACGCCGTCCCCGCGAACACCCCACACGATACTGTGCGGTTCCTGCTGATAAGCCAGCTCACCGAGACCGCCGCGGGTGATGTGCTCAGCCAGGGGAGTCAGGTCGGGCGCACGGAAGCCGTCGACTTCAAACACGTAGGCCAGTTCGCGCAGCTTACGTCCGGCGCGCTGCACAAACAGCGTCGCCCGACCGGCCTTAATGGCCTGCACCCGCTTGCTGCCCTTGCCGTCCGATTGCTTGGCCGATATGTTGGTCGGCGACAGCGCCTCGGACTGCGTAGACGGCCGCACCAGCCACTCGCCGCCAGTCGTGCCGACCAACAGCCCTTTCTCGTTGTCCATCATCCATCGAATGACGTTGATCGTGCTGGCGTTGAGTGTGAACGCCACGCCGTTGTCGGCGGCCACCGCGCCGTCCGCCGCGCTGGGCGCGTGATTCTCGTAGTCGCCGGACTTTGATCCATCCAGCCGCTGCGGATAGCTCGTCGACCCGCCCCAAAACAGCCGGTCCTCAAAAAACGCCACGGCGCCAGGGTACCCGGTCGTATCCGACCACACCCCAAGCCGCCAGTTGACTGTCGCCGTGCCGGCGGAAGCGTTGGGCCCGCGGATGAGCGCCGCGACGACGGTGGTGTTCGTGCGCGCGGTAATTTCCAGCCACGTCCAGTTGTTCGCCGGATCCTTCCAGCGAATAACTCGGCCCACGTCCGTCGTCTGGAAACCGGTGTTGCTGTTGATGCCGGTCACGGCGCTGGCGGTTACGGTCACGGAACCGGTCGTGCCGGACAGCGTAAACGTCGTGGCCGTGGCGTTCGTCGGCAGGTACGGACCATCGAGGAAGTCGATCGCCGTCAGCGTCCAGTTCGTATGCGCGGTGCGGCTGAGTTTGCGCTGAGCGTAGCCCGGGTGCGCGATGTATAAAATGTCCGCCGACTGCGTGAAGCTGAGATTGAACAGATCAGCCTCGACGTAGGGCGTCGGTATTTCGTAAATCGTTCCGGTCAGGGCGTACCAGTACGTCGCGTTCGGCGGCGCGTTACCCGTTGTGGCGGCGATGCAGTAGTAGTTGACCCCGGCACTCGAGACCAGGTCGCCGATGACGTAGGCCGTGGCGCCGTTGTAGGCCGCCACCCCGGACACGGCGATCTGCCCGTGATCCTTGTAGAACCGGCAGTACCGATCGCCGAACTCGACGATGTACGCCTGTGTAGTCGAAAACTCGAATCGAACGGCACGGGTGGACTTGGCGCTGGTCTTTACTTCAGCGACATGATAGGTCCCGGAGCGGTTCTTCCACCCGCCTTGAATGAGCGGGAAGGCGTTGTAGCAGACTTCCAGGGCGTTCTTGTACTTCGCCGCGTCTGAACGCCCGGCCATGAGTTTCGACCACTCGCCCGCGTTGAAGCTCTGCTGGATGGGACTCGCTTTCGGCATTAAGCCCTCGCGGTGATCCAGGTGTCGTCGGGCGGCGTATCCGGGGTCTGCTCGTAGGCGTTGTTGCGTTTGGCATCGGCCAACGCGGTCTTGATGTCGTCCTTGATGCTTTCCATCTTGGTGTTCGACTGCGTGATCTCTTCGCACATGGCGGCGGCCAATTGCAGCGCCAGTACCTCACGGAAATCCGAGTGCATGTCGTTCGGATCGGTGATGATCTTCTTGTATCGTACGTTCAGCGGCGCGTCCCAATCCGTAATAATCTTGCGCCCCTCCACCACCCAATCCACGTCGGGAAGGTTCGGCGGAATGATGCCGAGACAGTCCGCCGGCAGCGTGAACGCGTTGATGTCCGGCGCGGTCCCGTCCGTTTCAATCGGCGCCGTCGCGTCCGCCGCGAGCTGCGCGCGCGTGATGGCGAACGACCACCGGTAGCGGCGAAGCAGCGCGTCGCGCACGGGCTCATAGGCGTTGTTGCAGGCGCGCGCGTTCTTGGTGTCGTCGCTCAACGACGTGATGCGCGCCGCGCCCAGGCGCTGCAGCGCGCGGTTACAAATGCCGACTACGGATGCCATTCGCGTTCATCTCCACATTCTTTCCCCGGAAACCCTTACATTTCGGACATAGCTGACGGCCGGGTTCGGTGTCCAGGGGATATGACCGGGTATTGAAGCCCCGTACAGTTTTCCCGGATAAACTTCCACGTCAGTGTGTGTAGGCGCTTTGGTGGCGACACCCGTCTGTTCCACGGCCAGTTGCCCATCAATCCAGGCGCTGATTTTTCCGTTCGTTTCCGACCAAACATAGTGAGTTTCAAAATCGAACCAGCGGCCCACAGGCAACGGAATAGCTGAAAGCACGCCGGGCGGATTGATTTTGTACGACGGGCCGCCCCAAGCGATCGCAAAACGCATCGAACCATCCGCCGCCAGATTAAGCCCGGTATACCAGCGGTTCGTCCCCTCCGCGTCTTTCGAGTGCCAGTCCAGTATTCCCAGCCACGGATAGTTATCCGTCCCCGCCTGAAAGGCGGCGGGAAATTTCAGTTCGCTGGCGACATAAACCCCTTCCGGTTTCTTAACCTGATCCCCGAAGGCTTGATTTCGGAAACTCCAAATACCGACTTGTGACCGCGCGCCCCCATCCAGATCAACAAAATGTCTGAGAGCATAAGAACCGTCAATAAAGACTCTCGATACGTTCGCCCCACCTTCGTCGGATGGCGGAATGATGACGCCTCCGGGATGGTCGGTTCTGATCTGGTTGAAGCCACACAGCGGGGCATCTTCCTGAATCCCGTCCCGCCACAGGATGTCCGGTTCCCTGGCAAGAACAAGCAAATCTTCCAAGCCCGCCTTGATTTTGGCCAGTCGCTCGTTTAGAAGGCTTTGCATTAAAGTGTCGATTCCGTTTGCAGCTGCGCGTTGGAAAGCCTTGTCGGAAAATAGCTGATTTTCCTGAGCGACAACTGCACTTGACCGACACCCGCTACGCTCAACAGCGTTGACGTGCCAATGCTGAAAGTGTTTAAGTTTGCAGGTACTGAGTATGCCGTGTCCGTACTCACCGCTCCGCCATCTACACAACTCGCTGCGTCGTTCAGTTTGTAGGCATAAGCTACTTTATGCGTCTCTCCATCCGGGAAAGCTGCGTCAGTCAGATTAGATTGCTGCGCGCCGCCAACTAAGCACTGAAAAGTAACGGTATCCGAATTGTCGTAGCGCAAACACATGATGCGTTCGTTGCTGCCAGCCGTTACGTCTTTTATGGTAAACAGGTATTGCTGCGCCGTGTTGGCAACACCAACTGCCCTGTCAAATGACGCCTCCGCAACAAAAGTACCTTCCGTCTGGTTTATCCATTCGACATCCTCTCCACAGAAGGAACTGTCGCCCAGGTATTCTGACGTATACCGCGTTGCCGCTGCCGTGGTGGTGGGAATGTACGGCGTTGCCAACGGGTATTCTTCGGCCTGCACACCGCCGAGATACATGTTCCCGGTGCCACCAACCGCCAGTGCCGCATCGGTAGCGGGATATATTTGCAATTGATTGGTGTTGGCTACCGTCAGGTCGGTAGTCTGCATACAGGCCCGGAAACAGCCGTTCGCCAGAGTTTCCGTCTCATGCAACTGCCCTGTAGTCATGGTGACGGTCGGAACCCCACCTGACCAAGTGATAGCGCCCAACATCCTGTCTGCGCCCGCCGTAGTATCCCTCAGTCGAATTACTGTGCTGGCCGATGTTCCCTCGGAAAAGAAAACCGAGACGGCTTTGTAGTTGCTCGCGCCAGTAGCAGACGCTTGATCCACGAACGCAATTGTTTGTGTGTAGCCTTCCAGTGCCGCACCGTCATCATCACCGATCAAATCAAGCGCGATGGGACCGCAATATTTAGCGGCAGCGGAACGTGTCGGAGTTCCAACGGCGGCCCAAGTGGTGCCGAAGTTCTCCGACTGTAAACATTCGTTCTTTGAATAGGCCCAGCGAGAGAGGCCGCGAATAGCAGCACCGAGAGACGCGCCGGCAGCTTCTGTCACTAGCTCGCTCGCCACGGTGTTACCGTTCTGAGTGATGAAGTGCTTGATGCCATCCACACCACAGCCGTGATAGGGGTACACCAAATCCCCAACAGAAACATAATCGGCGGGATTCTGGTTGGATTGGTGCGTGACTTCTTCGCACTGAGCCAATGTCACAGACCCAGTAACGGTGCAGACAAGACTTGCCGTAGTGGCGGTGAGAACGTCGGAAGCCACGCGGCTGGACGCGCCTTGCCCCACCAGCGTTGCCGTTGCCGCTCCTGAAATGGTTATTGTTCCGGTGCCTGTGAAGGAAACCCGGTACTCTCGCCCAGCAACTACGGTGACGGTCTGCGTGACCAGCGTCGAAGTGGGGGCCGCAAACATGTTCCTGACCCGTCGATACCCCTCGAACGGGACTTCGTGGTATTCCGTGTACCAAGGCCGACCTTCCCAGTCGTATTCCGTCTGCGGCTCAAAAAACGACTGCAGGGTAACGCCTTCCGATGAAGCGATTGTTGGGTTTGATATGAAATCCAAAGACCATGCGGTTGGGGTAGAAATGGTCGGTAAAACACCAACGGATTCCATGTACGCGCGAAGCGCCGTATAAACTGCTGGGGCCTCCGCCTCGATGTTCGTCCCCGCTGTCATGGCCGCCGTGCGGTTTCGGTTGTCGTAAATGCATTCCAGCTTGCGAGCCGGTTCCCCGGTACTGGCTCTTGCCGCCGTCCCCTGCAGAACACCATTCAAAAAAGCCTTGTGGTTGGCGGCATCCGTTCGGCTGGCCATCGCCCAGCCACGGAAATAGAAATCGTCGTTGAGGGAAAGCGCATTGACGCTGTCGTGCTGAGAGCTGTTCAACACGTTCACGCCGATACTCATCCCCCAGTAACCGGAATACGCGTTGGGAGACACGGCGGTCCCCAGGTTGTATCCGTCCGCGCCACCGCTATACCCAACACTGTGCGCCTGCCACACAGAGAAATGGGCATCGTTCTGGGCATAGGTGGAAAGCGCGTTGAAATTGACCGTGTTCTTTACGTCACCAGTCAGATCAAGCCCCCAGAAGCCTCGGTCACGGTTGAATCTCACATCGCCCGTGACGACGAGACTATCTGTGCCAGGATTTTTCCAATCGAGCGATCCGGCTTGCTTATCGTGCGCCGCCATGATGTAGAGGCGATCGAACTTCGTCCAAGCACCTGCGGATTTCAGTGCAGCAACGAGCCTGTTGATAGCAAGCTTTCGTTCCGCGCTCGGCTGCACCGTCATGGCGGCGAACAGGGTTTCGGATTCAGCCTCGAAGGCAACGACGCCGCCGCCGGCGCCAATCAAGTTGCCGATGACGTTAAGTGTTCCCACAGCTAGGGAATCAGCAAATAGAAAACGCCGCCCGTACCCACCGTGACCGACGAAGCGTGGATGGGGTATATCTGACCGGCCGCGAACAGCCCTTTCGTCATGCTGGTGAGGGCCGAACCGTCGACCGGGGTGATGGCGGTGTCGTCCGAGGTCGGCGCTGTAGCCACCCATATCCCCACGGTTTCCGTCGTCGTGTACGCGCCGTCGGCGGGAACGCGCTTAATCAGGTTTCGCCCCATCGCGTAGACTTTAGTGCTGTGCCCGGGTGTCGCTGCCATGTCTCATACTCCTAAAAATAAAAAGTCCGGAAGCCGCAAGCGTCTGTCCGGACTTCCGAATGAACGGTGTTGTGCTCGACCTTTACGCGATCGGGCTGGTTTCGGTGGTTTCGAGGTACGCCACAATTGCTTTCAGACCCATGAGCACGTTGAGCTTGGTCGTGTAGATCGAGTCCGCCACGCGCAGCTCAATCGCCTCGCTGGACGTGGACGAACCCTCAGTCACCTGGTGCGGCAACTGCTCGCCGAGAATCACACTGTAAAAACGATCAGCCATGTTTCAGTTCCTCAGACAGAAGGGGCGGCGTGAACCGCCCCGTCCGTTTTAGATGACGTACCGCACCTTGAGTGCAAGAGTCGTCGGACCCCCGTTGAACACCGTCTCGACCACGCAGCAGATGTCGTATTCCTTGTGCGGATCGGCGCTCAGGCCGAGAACTTCCCAAAGCGGCAAACCGCTCTCCGCGTAGGTATACTCGGCCGACTCGAAGGTCTGATCCGAATTGAGAAACGGGCCGCCAGTGAGGGCCAGGGCGCTCGCAAACAAGTCCCGATCGACCACCGCACCGCCGTTGTCGTTCGTGTCGTACACGCCGATGTCGATGGCGCCGCCGGTTGTCGCGTCCGCGCAGGAGAAAAGTACCTGCGAGACGCGCGCGTTTGACGGAACACGAACCATACGAACGATGTCGTTGTCCGCTTGATCCGCTGCCGTGGTGGCGACCGAGCTGGCTTCCAACAGAGTGCCGACCGATTTACTGGAATTGGTCAACACCTTCGGGCTCGCTTCGGCGTTCGTGATCCAAGTGCTTAAAACTTCAGCCATTGTGATTTACCTCGTAAAAGTTTTGTTCAGTTCCGGGCCGATTACGCGCGATACGATTCGATGGCGTAAACCTTGTTCTCTTCGAGACGGGTCGCGCCAGCGGTCAGGATCGTGTAAATCTGCCAGGGGATGCTGCGCAGATCGGTGCGCTGCGAAATGGTGTGCTGCATCTCGTTCCAAACGCCAAGATACATGCCGCTCTTGCACCACACCGGCAGCGTCACCTCGTTGGTGCCAGCCAGTTCGCTCTCGATCAGTTCGCTTTGCATGAACTTGAAGCCCAGGAACTCGGTGATCTTGCCTTTCTGCAGCACCGGGGAACCGGCATTGAAGTCGGACGAAATGACCTGGATTTCGTTGAGCAGCGAGGCGTGGTCCGCCGCGGTGAGCCCGCACCAGACTTCCTCCATCTCGAAGTCAACGTCGTTGGCTTCCATCAGCTCCCGCACGGCCTTGAGCTTGGCGACGTTGAGCTTGGAGTTGGCGCCGCCGGTCGCCACGTCCACTTCGTTCCCAGCCGTAAAGCTGGTCGAGGTGGAACCGGTTTCGCCGGTCTTGGCGGTGCCGGTGAAGGCGTTGATGATGCTTTTGTCAAACTGCCGGTCGGCAGCCTTGACCGCGTTCAGCGCGTAGACGCTCTTCGGGTCGGTGATGAGACGCAGCTTGTCGAACGAGTCGATCAGTTGCGGCAAATCGTAGTCGCTCGGGTAAACCCAGCGGCGATCAGTCGGCGCGTCCACTCGCGGCATGTCGCCGAAGCGGGTCGTCACTTGCTGCATTTCCACCGCGCCAACCTGGTCAACGGGGGAAGCGGCCTTGCCAACGTGGGAGCCAGTCGTTACCGCCCGGCGAAACTTGCCGCCGGCAGTCTGAAGCAGCAACTGGATGTTCGTGCTGTACTGCTGCACGTAATGGGTAGGTAGATTGATCGACATGGGTCAACCTCTTAAAAACCGTTAAATTTCTGGTTCTCGAAGAGGTTCCCCTTTCCCCGCGCGCTACTTTGCGTGAGTACGATCAGACCTGGCTTCATGCGTGTTCCCCCGCCGGGGGCTGTCTATTCCAAGCTGCCAGCCGGACCCTTTCGGGCTTGTCGGCTTATGGTGGTATTATTACAACACGTTGTCGTATTGTCAACACCTGGCGTAAAACTACGCCGCCTCGGGGTAGGCGAACCGGTGCAGCCGGTCCATTTCGTCCTTCTCCTTGGCCCCGCCGTTCGCGTACTTGCCCGCAAACTCCGGGTCGTTCCGCAACGACTCGATGCGCGCCTTGGCTTCGCCCGGGGTCATCGCCTGGTTGAACCCCTTCGGCCCGCCGTTGACGGCCACGAAGGTGTCCTCGCCCAGCTTCTTCCCGATGCTGTAAAGAAAGTTCATGGCGCCGTCAACGCCAAGCGCCTTGCGCAGACCCAGCACCTGTTCAGCCGACATGCCGAACTCGCGGGCCACGCCGTCCACGATGGCTTTGTTCTTCTCGAGAGCAACGCCCCATTCCTTGCTGATCTTCTCGGCACCTTCCTTGACCTGCAGCGCCTCGGCTTCCGCCGCCGCCTGGCGTGTCTGTGCCACGTCGGCGCCCAGCTTCTCGACCAGCTTCGACGCCTGATTCTTGGTCAGACCGATCTCATGAAACCAGGCGGAGGCGTTCTTGACGAAATTCTCCGCCGCGCCTTCGGGTGCCTTCAGCTCGTAGTCGTCGGCCTTCGCCGGGCGGCCGAGCTTGTCGAACACCTTCATCATCCCGTCGGCGTCATCGGCCTTCGGCATCCGCAGAATCTGGTCAGCCGGCAGGCCCACCAGCTTCTCAAGGTTCTTGTACCCGGTCACGACCTCGAACGGGTCTTTCCAGCCTTTCATCTCAACGTAGCCGCGCACGTCGTCGGCGGCTTTCGAATACCAGGTTTCCGGCGCCGCAGGAGCGGCCGGAGCAGCGGCAGGCGCGGCAGCAGGCGCAGCGGCGGGCTCGGCAGCGGGTGCGGCAGGAGCAGCGGTGTCAGTCATATTTCAATGCCTCACTTGGATTGATAGAGTTTCCACAATTCGTCCGGCGTCAACTGAAGGTGGTGCTGAATCCTGAGCCAGACTTCGCGCCGGCCGTCCAGGCGGCCTTCGATCCGAGGGTCCGGATGGAAGGTGGTCTGGTCGGCGCGGCAGAATTTCGCCAGGTCCACGAGCACTTCTTCCGCCTTCGGACCGTCGAACACAACGCGATAAGCCGTTTGCCGGCCCATCAAAAACCGCTTGGCGCGTTCGATAACGTCGCTCATCACTTGATCGGATAAGCCAGGCCGCGTTTATCCAGCGCGTAGCTTGGCCTCAGCCACTCTTCCCACGGCTGCGGATCCTCGCCGGAAGTTTGAGCATCCGCGTTGTATTTGCCGTATTCGATGCGCAGCTTCTTGGTCAGCGCGGCGCTGCCGGCTTCCATGATCTCGTCGGACGCCCGCGGGCCGCCCTTCTCTTCCTTCGTCAGAATATCGGATGCTTTTGCCATGTCATGCCACCTGTTTCATCATTCCCGCCACCGCGGGCGCTGCTTCGATCGCCGTCGCGGTCTGCTGCTGCTTGGCCCGCGCCTGGCGGATAATCTTTATTTGATCCTTGCCGCGCATCCAGCGCCCCGGCACGGCCTGGATATCGCCGATCTCGGGCACGATCACGTCCCAGTCGAAGTGATCCAACGGCTCCGGATTCTGTGTGCGCTCGGCCACATTCAGCGCCATTTCAATCGTGCGCATCAACCCGGCCGCTTCCTCGGCGCGCGCCGTGCGCGACAGCGGCGAGTTGTACGTGACGGCGTATTCGCCGCCGGCCTCGAGCAGTGCCCCCGGCATCGGCGGCACCAAACCCTGCCGCGCCAGCACGTCGATTTCGCGCTCGATCGTCGGCCCCAGGTATTCCGACTGCAACCGGCCCATCGTCGGCGCCAGCAGAATGCCCTTTTCACGTATGCGTTCCATCACTTCCGTCGCCGTCATTTCCGGCGTCTCGGTGAGAATCTGGAACAGGGTCACGTAGAAAGCGTCGTTGATAACCCGAATTTCCATTTCCATCATCTTGTCGCCGGCCGCGAGGTTCCCGGTCGGCAGCACGTGCACCAGCGGGCGTCCGTCGGCGTTCACGCCGCCCGGGTTGATCGCGCCGGACTTCAGGCTGAAGGTGTCCACGATGCCGTCATCGTGCGCCAGCAGCACCGGGTCTACGATGCGCTGCCCCTGCTTCAGCATGGTTTTCTTTTCTTCGTTCAGGGTCTTGAGCGCCGGCAGCACTTCCATGCCCGGGCCGCGACCATACACTTCGCCCGGCGCCTGCATGTGCCGCGCCACGGAGAACGGGAAGGTCCGGTACCCGCCTTCACGCAGCAGCTTCTTGCCGTCCTGGGCCACGTAGTACGACACGAACGTCATGCCCCGATAGTCCCGGCGCTCCGGATCGCGGTCGGTGCGGGGCTTAACGCAGTGCAGGAACCAGAATTTCTCCTGCGAATTCTTGCCCAGCGCCGTTTTGATTTTGTCTGGCAGCTTGTCCTCGTCGAACATCTGCTTCGCCTGGCGCGCGTCCAGCGGAAAGCGCCGGATAGCCTTGTCGATCACGCCTTGGTGGTTTTCAAACAGGTATATCTCGCCGAGGTGGATGGCGCGGTACCGCACGCCGGGCTCGTTGCCGAGTTCGTCCGTGAACAGCACGCCCGACCCGAACGCGCCCTTGGACGTGAACACCTGCTGGTTCTGCCCCGCGAAATTCGCCTTGGGGGCGTAGCGGTACTTGAACAGCCGCGACGTCATCTCTTCCATCCAGAGCTTGACTTCGCGGTTCTTCATCAGCTCCGGACTGCCGGCCGCCAACCCGTGCCACCGCTGATTGCGCGGCGTGGAAAGCGAGTCGACGACGGCGGCGTAGCGCGAGAGCGCGATCGCGCCGTTGGAATCATACTGCCTGCTGGTGCGCTTCTCGCCCGGTGTCTGATACTGGCCGTGCGAATAGAACATGCCGGAATACGCCGGCAAAATCAGCTCGGCCACCTCCTGCCAGTGCGACTCCCAGGTGCCGCGGTCGCCGGCCGCCGTGTCGTATTCCCGGCAAACCTCATCAACGATGTCTTGCTCGGTCATGCGTTATTGCCCCAGCAAAACCGCGCTCGCCAACTGCGGCTTCGACGTGTCGCCCAGGCCGCCGGTCAGCATGGTGGACGCACGCCCGCCCATCAACCGACGTTCGCGCTCGCGGCGGGCCGCTTCATCGCGTTCAGCCGCGGCACCGGCGTCGAGTTCGGGCGCCGTCGGAATCGGCGCCGCTTGCGGCATCTCCGGCACCACCGCGTCCACTGCCTTGTCAGCAAAGAGAAGCGCCGTAGTCCCGCTCATGGATTCACCTTCAGCCGCTTCGTGTATACGTGCTCGGTCACTGCGTATCCCATGTGTTCCAGCAATTTACCCAGCGCCGGGTGCTTGACCTTGACGTGGTGGTGCGCGACGTCAACCCCCTCGTCCGCCAACGCATTTTCTGCATACTGCAACAGCCCCAACCCTAACAGCCCGCGGCGATATTCCGCCGACACGAAAACCACGTCCTGCAGCGCCTGCTTCGAGGTGGCGTAGTGCGCGTGCCAACTCACGAAAAAGACGGCGTATCCGATCAATTTTCCCGCCCTGCGAGCGGTAAAACAGCGCAGCGTCCCGCCGTCCTCAGCCCCGTTGTATCGGGCCTTGTCCGGCACCAGCGGGATGTCCTGAAACGTGGCTATTTCACGGTAATGTGCCTCCAACAGCGGTTCGATCTCGGCCCACAGGTCGTGCGCGCGTTCGCGCTGAAACGTCACTGGCCGCATTGAGCTTTTACCCACACGTTGCGATTATCAGTATGCCTCAGAACCGGTGCCTTGCGCAATCCTAGACGCGCGTTCCTTGGCCTTTTTCTTGTTGAACACCACGTCATGCTCGCCACCGCCCAGGAGCAGGTACTGTTTCGCCTCGCAAACGTGGCTGTATTTGTTCTTGACCGGCGTCTCGTGAATCTGCGCCCCGTTCGAGGACCGCACGAACTTGAAGTGGTACCCACTCACACACCCCTTGATGAGCGTCGGGCAGGTCGAGGACAGCAGGACCCCGGCGTTACCGTCCACCAACCGGTTCAGGGTGTTGACCACCACCTCGCGGCGGATGTCGAAGTCGTTCGAAGGCGCCGGGTACCACTTCCACTTCGTGTGCTGCTTCAGGATGTCGAGCGGGGTTTTCTCGTCGTTCTGCGAGCGCACGAGGGCCGCGGGGTCCACCCAGCCGGCCGACACATCGAAGCCCGGGTAGTTGCGCGCGATGTGGGCGGCCAGCAGGTCGGCGAAGCGGATGGTGCCGCAGTCGTCCGTCACCAGTTCGTCCAGCAACAACCAGCGCCCATCCGCCAGGCGCTGCCCGATCACGGCGGCCGGCGTCAGCCCGAGGTCGGCGCCGACCAGCAGCGGCAACCCGGCAACCGGCTCGATCTTCTCGCTCGATACGTGCAGGTGGTGCCGGAACATCGGGTAAACGGGACGCCCCTCGGCCACGAAACCGTACTCGCCGCGGATGAAAACCTTCAGGTAATCCTCATCTTTACCGACGGAGGAAAACTGGTAGTAGCCCGTGCGCAGGTTCGGCAGGTTCTCGGCTTCCGGGGATACGCCCGACGGTTGATCGAAGAACTCGATCAGCGGCTGTCCTTCCTTCAGCGCACCCAGGGCGATGAGTTCGTTCGTCAGTTTCGCGACCTCGGCCTCCATCTTCACGTCGCTGTGCGTGGCCCACTTGAACCACCACGATTCAGTGTCCGGTGGGTTGGTGTCCATGATGATGCCGGCCCAAGTAGCGCCGCCCTTGCCGCCCTCTTTTTTCGGGTAGCGCCCGACGCGGCCGGTCAGCGCGTCCAGGATCGCCTTCGGGATGAAGCGCGCTTCGTTGATCCAGACACCCGTCACCTCCAACGACATGACCTTGCGCACGTCCTCGTCGTTGTCGAGCCCGAGAAACACGAATTCCATGTCTAGGTCTTTCGTCTTGATGTGGTGCTTGAGCGGCACGCTCCACGTAAACTTCCCGTATTCCGCCGGCAACCACTGCACCCACGTCGGGATCGTGGTGTTCTTCAGGTCGGGCATGGTGTTGCGGATGATGGCGAAGCGGGTACGGCGCACGCCGTCGCTGTCAGGCGCTTGCATTTGCGCGCGGCGTAGCAGTTCGATGACGCAGGCGGTTGACTTACCGCTGCCGATCGGCCCCTTGATGCCGCGGATAAACGCCTCGGACTTGTGGAAGGCTTTCGCCACCGGGCCGGCCGGGGCGTAGGAAATCGCTTTGGGGTCAGCCATTCAGCCAGAACCAAATCGATGTGATAACCACCCCAACGGCAAAACCGATCACCGCGTCCATTAATCGAGCCCCGATATGTTGATGGAAAGCGCCGAGAGCATCCGCGTGTCCTGCCGATCAACCAGCAACCCGAAGAGCTTGCTCTGCATCTCGCGGGCCCGGACGAGCGCCGTGGCGTTTTCGGTTTTCATGGCGAACTCGGCCGCTTCCTTGAAATCCTGGAATGACGAAGCCACGTCGTACTTGACCTCCAAGGCGATCTCTTTGCGCGCCACGGCGATGGCCGCGCGCACCAGCGGGTCTTTCTGCATGAGATGCCCGGCACGGGAGTGGCCGGATGCCTTGTTGGAAGCGCGCCAACCCGCCTCGACAACCGCGTCGGGACCGGTCGCGCCGCGCAGGATGGCGCTCACGAAGGCGGCCTTCTTCGTGGACATCATCGCCATCAGCTCGGCGAACGATTTCGTTTTCAGTTCTTCCTCGGAAGGGAGGGGAATGCGGCCCCGGCGGCCCTTTCCGTCTTTGGCGAACCCCGGGGGGCTCTTAAGCGCCTTGGGTGGGAGGCCGAGAATGTCCTCCATCGCGCGCTTGTTGCCTGAGATTGCGTTGGTCATTTGTTGTATTTTTGCATACGTGTTGCGGTAATGTCAATCCCGCATACAGGCTAAAAAATTAATTTTTGAGAGGCCAAGCTACATACGCTGTCCCGCTTACCGAACGCAATCGGCCCCCTGCCGGCACCCACGCGCCCCCATCGATCTTTTTCCTGTCCTGGCTATGCATTTATTCCCTCGAAATCGTGGCCGGGCTCGCTTTCACTCCCGAGCGACTGACTATCAATCAGCGTATCGTGTGCGTATTCGTGCATGAGTAGGCGCGGTGCTCTGGCTAGGTCGCACTGAGGTCGCATGGCCGGCGTCGTGCCTGGTGCTGCAGGTAGCTTGGCACGCTTCTTGCCCGCGCGCACGCGGGCGAGATGCCGAGCAATTAAAAGGTCGAATACATTAGTATATTAGGATGTACTAATATACTAATGTATATCCCTTCGCAGATGTTGACAAACGGACAACACGGACGATAATTCGCAATAGCAGCTAGCCCAACAACACACGGAGAACACAACGCCATGAAAGCCTTAATATCAGTCACACACGACGACATCCAATCATTCATTCGTCTGGCACAGCAAAACTTGACCGAGGCGAACACGCGGCTTTTGACCGATGAAAAAGACGCGGCCACCGCGCTGCGCACCGCTATGGCTTGGATTACGCAAGCGGCCATTCTGCTAACGGAAGCCACGAGGTAAATGCCATGAACAACACACCATCAAAACGCCTCTCCCTTTTCCTGGCCATCCTGGCGATGTACTCAACCCAGCTCTACCGATGCGGCGACTACCAAGCCAAGGTCCGGGCGCTGCACGCCTTGCTGCGCACTCGCACGCCTTGAGTGGTGCTTAAACCTCAACACACGGAGAATAAGACAATGAACAGAGACACGCATGAAATGCTTTCCCGTCTTGAACGGGCCGGCATCAGTCCTGATGACGCGCTTGCCCTTCGCCGCGTCGCCATCGCCAAAGCCACGGGAGGCGCCTAGCCATGCACCCCAACTATCTAGCCATCATCGGCCTGTGCCTTATCGCCCTGGCCATCCTCATCAACCTGGCGCACATCGTGCGCGCCCGCCGTCACTTCCGCGAGCGGGTACGCCGGGACAACATTCTGGTGGGGATCCGCTATGCCCGATAACCAACGTGGCGGAGACATCAACGCGGCTCAAGGGATCGCCCTGGCCGCCCTAATCGGCGCCGGCTTCTGGCTGGCGCTGGCCTTGTATCTTTTTTGGAGGGATTGAACGTGAAACAACGCACAGCAGGAAACACTGTTGCGGGCCGTCAATGGTCCGCTCGCACTTATTTTTTCGTTGAATCGGTACCGGGGGACGGCGGCGCCGATTGGGGTTATACAACAGATCCAACAAAAGCCTTACCATTAAACCGGTATTTCGCACGGCGCTTTGCCGCCGATTGCCGCCGGGTGGGCGCAAAACCGGACTTTCGCCAAGTGTGACGCCCCAGGCCGCCTGTACCCTTATAACCCACAAAAACTATACGCCTACAAGGCGTATGGTTTTACCGCAAGCCCGCCTCCCTTATCCCCGAGGCGCAACCCGCATCCCCAGCTCGACCATCCCCCGAGAAAAATCCCGGCGGCGCGCCCGACCCCTCTGTACACGAATCCTGGCTTCAAGTTTTTGTACTCGTTTGTCACGGGAACAGCCGACTTCATGGGAACATTTTTTACCCCTTAGTTTATAGTGTATGTTCTACTGTTCTTATTGTTCTTATATAAAATAATAACTACACACTATATAAATATCTATATACCCGGCGGCGGCGTGTGTCCCTGCCGATGGTCATACACCACCCACGAAAAAATCTGTGGCGAACTCAAAAATGACACGAGAACATGGAACACTGGATCAGACCCTTGTTTTACAGTGTTTTATGTTCCAGTTGTTCCAGTGTGCTAAAACTCCATCCGTACCACCGGCGCCGCGCTCTCAAGCACCACGTCCTCTTCCGTCGAGCCGTGCATCGGGTCGCTCAGGTTGTACGTCCCGCGGCGATAGCCCGGTTTCAGCACCCGGACCTGCACCCTGCCATCCAGCCGCGTCACCACGCACCACCGGCCAATGGCGCCAGGGGATACGGTGTTGCCGGGTCGGTAGTACACCAGATTGCCGTCCAGAGCATCCGCCGGCGTGTTGGCCGTTTGCAGCCGAAACGCCTCGAGCCCCGGCGCGTCGTGTGGTAAAGAAGCAACAAACCGCTCCCCCCTTATCCCGTCCGTGTGGACGTTGAAATCCTTGTCGAGCCAGCCCATCACCGGTACCCTCCCTGCCTTCGTGATTGTCCCGCGGGTGTCGATCCCGGCGTGGACCATAACCTCTTCCACGGGTACACCGATAACTCTAGCGATGCTGGCCGCTTCGTCAAGCTGCATTCGTCGGGCGCCCTTGAACGTCCGGTTCATGGCCGCGGGATCGAGAGCCATCCGGGCCGCGAGCTGACGCTGGCTGATCTGGTGGTCAGCCAGTTTGTCGATAAACCACTTCTTGTTGAACAGCTGCACCTGGGCCTCCTTTTTGTGGGATTTTTTGGCCCCCGTCCTGACTTTTCTTTTCGGCACGATCCCCTCCATGACCAGCCTTGTCAGTGGCCGGTAACTGGTTTTAGTGCGGGGAGTGTAGCGTAATCAAGCCGTTAATGTATCGTCCTTGAACTAAGGGTTCGGCGGCTTCCTTGCCGCCAGATTGTTGCGAGGACACTGTGTACCACAAGCGACACCGGCTTGCAAGAAATATTTTTCACCTCGAGGCCACGCCCGGGCTTGACTTCCGGTATTGTCGAGACCACAATGCGGGGACATGATCGCAACACCGATTCAGGAGGTCGCCGGATGAGCGAAAACAGCATAGGTGCTTTGGTTGGGTTGACGTTGACGCGCGTTGTCGGAGAAGTCGGCGGCGACGCGATTATATTTGAATCCCAAGACGGTCGAAAGTTCCGCCTGTATCATGTTCAAGACTGTTGCGAGTGTGTCTTGGTCGAAGATATATGTGGCAACCTGTCTGATCTCGTTGGCACGCCGATCATCCGAGCCGAAGAAGTTCAGGGTGAAATTCCAGTCGGATTCGAGTGCAGTGAAAGCTGCACATGGACGTTTTACAAGATAGACACCGTGAAGGGCGGAGTGACGATCCGGTGGCTGGGTGAGTCGAACGGCTACTATTCGGAAAGCGTGGATTTCGGGCAGCTTCACACATGATCCTCGGCATCGACCCCGGCCTCTCCGGCGCCCTCACCTTCTACGATCCGGAGGTGAACACCCTGTTCGCATACGACATGCCGACCTTCACGGTATCCGTCAATAAGAAGCAACGACGGATACTGGACGAGGATGAGCTGGTCCGCATCATCGCCATCTACCAACTCAACCACGACCTTACCGCCATCGTCGAGAACGTCCACTCCATGCCCGAGCAGGGTGTCGCCTCGAGCTTCAAGTTTGGCGTCTGCTTCGGCGCCATCCGGGGTGCCCTGGCTGCTCTCCAAGTCCCGCGCCGGTACGTCGAACCCGCCGTCTGGAAGCGCCACTTCAAACTCACCTCCGACAAAGACGCCGCCAGGCGCCGGGCGTCGGAGCTGCTGCCCAAGCATGCAGGATTGTGGTCGCTCAAGAAGCACGACGGCCGCGCCGAGGCGGCGCTGTTGGCTTACTTTGGGGCACAACTGAAATGATATCAGACGCTGACAAGATCGAGGAATTGGCGAAGGCCATAGAGAGGGCAATCCCCTATCTGCGCGATCATGTAGGCATGACGTGCGCCGATGATTTCAGTGGGGTGGGCGACAGAATTGCCTTGGATGGATTTGAGAATATCTTGCCTTTCCTCCGCTCCCTCTCCACCAAACTCAAAGACCTTGAGGAAAAGGCGGAAAAGCTGGAAACACAACTGAGAGCAAGAATTGTAGAGATAAATCAACTTGAGGCAGAGTTGCAAAAGCAGTTGGGGAAGGAGGGATAGGATGAATATTGAAGGCTGGAATGCCGAGTTTGAACTTAAGCCACAGGATTTGTGGATTGGTGCTTTTTGGGGGCAGCAGGGGAATTGCATAGACGTTTGGATTTGTTTTATTCCTTGCCTCCCTCTGCATGTCTCATGGTGGTGGACGATGGATAAGCCATGACCCCCATCAAGCGCATCTCAAGGGAGCCGACGGAGGAAATGGCGGCGGCTGGTCAATACGCTCCAACAGAAGATTCCCGATATGATGAATCTATAGGTATTTTCCAAGCCATGTTTGACGCCGCCCCTGATATCGAATCGGAGGCGGAGAAGAAGGCGCAAGGCTATCTTGAGTATTGTAAGAAATGGAGCATTCACACACATGCCGTTGAAATTATCCGCGCATTACTCGCTGAACGGGGGAAGATATGAGTGATACACCGAGAACCGAGGCTTTTGGAGAACGGTCTTTGTCAGATCGTGCCAGCATGGCTTTAACAAAGCTAGACTACAAGTATGTACTGGCGCTTCAAGAAGAATTTAAAAAATGGAGTGATTTCGCCAGCAACCTCGAACTCGACCTCCAAGCCTCCCACACGCTCACCCGCGAGCTGAACGACCAGATCGTGCGGCTACAGCATGACATACGGGGGCTGAATGAGCAGGTTAACAAGGCGCACGGTCGAATTGCTGAATTGGTTGTATCCGTTGAATTCTCAAATTCACAGCACGCAAAAGCCGAAGCCGAACTCGCCCAAGCCAAGGAGCAGTTGGCGGCGAGGGAGGATGAGGTAGCAGCGAAGACCTTGGAGTGGGCGGCGGGAATGTTCAGCTCAGGTTGGGTCGTTAGGAACTTGTGCCGCATGGCCCAAGAACGGAGGAATCATGGAACTTGAGAAGATGAGCGTGGAGGAATTGCTTGCCAGAACTAGCTACGAAGATTTTGAGTTACTGGTAGAAATGGCCAGCCGCCTCAAGGAAGCCGAAGCGAGAGGGGCGGGGATGGTGGAGGTGCTTGAGAAAGCTATCGCACGGCTTTCGGCATATGAAGACGATGACCAGAACGCTGATCTCCGTGAAGCACTCCCCCTCGCCTCCCCTCGGGCGAAGCAGATATTGGCGGTGGTGGAGCAAGTCCGGCTACTGAGTGATCTTATGGCAGACCCGCATCCCGGATTGTTGACGTGGAATGAAGCGGCACTAAAAACTGTGGATAGGGTTTGTGACGCTTACCGAGCCCTGAAATGAAACTGCGCATGGACCCAATCGGCTACATCATCGCCATTGTCATTCTGTCCATGCTGGGCGGTTACGTCAACGACACAACGAACGAGGAACCCGATGAGCGAACAATTAACTCTGACTGAAACCGTTCTTCAAGAGGCTCAACGCCTCGTCCACACCGACCGCGGAACGGACTACGGCCACCCGCTCGACGACTTCACCAAGACCGCCGAGATGTTCAACGCGTGGAGGGGCACCAAGCTTACCGCCGACGACGTGGCGGTGTTCATGGTGTTTGTCAAGCTGTCTCGTGAAGCCAATAAGCACAAACGCGACAACCTTGTGGACGTGTGCGGCTACGCGCAGACGCTGATGATGGTCAAGGAAGAACGCGCGCGGCGAGAGCGCCTGGCTGACGAGATGCAGCGAAAACCTGAGCTTGATGACAGGCCGAACAAACCACCAGTGTCGTTCAAAGAAGAGCGGATGTGTGCCACTTGCCAGTACTTGGAGGTGAACGAATACAAGCCCCCATGCATCGGTTGCCTTGGTACTCACGGTGATGCAAACCCGAAACCCAACTGGACGCCGATGGATGCCCCAACTTCTCCCGCACCAAGTCAAGGGGGCTGAATGGCTCGCCAGCAAACGCCACGCCCTGCTCGCGGACGAAATGAGAGTCGGGAAGGCGGTGCAGACCGTCGTCGCGTGCGACCTGCTCGACGCCCAGCGGATCCTCGTGATCTGTCCAGCGGTAGCTCGGATCAACTGGTTGCGCGAATTTGGAAAGTTTTCGTCGCGCTCCCTGCCGAAGATCGCCCTGCTTTCGTCAACAGACTGCGCGCTATCGAGCGGCATCAACGTCGTCTCTTACGACCTGGCGGGGGCTTTTGAAACACAGCAGCTTCTCGGCGATACGGACGCCTTCGCCCGCTTCGACGTGCTGGTTCTCGATGAAAGCCACTACCTGAAGAGCGCCGATGCCATACGTTCTCAAATCATTCTCGGAAAGGGCGGCTTGGTCCACAGAGCGAGACGCGTTTGGGCGCTATCGGGTACCCCCGCGCCTAACCACTACGCCGAGCTGTGGCCCCTGCTGCGAGTGTTTGGTGTGTACAAGGGCGGCTACGATGAATTTGTACGGGAGTTCTGCACCGGTTTTCGCGGGCCATACGGCTTTCAGATTACAGGATCAAAAAACACGATGAAACTACGGGAGCTGCTGAGCAAGGCGATGCTGCGACGTACCTTAAAAGAGGTACGGCCCGAGATGCCAGCCATCGAGTTTGATGAGTTCGTTGTCGACAGCGCGGCGTGGAAAGGGCTGTTCTACGCAGACAGCCGCGCGAGAGCCGAGGTAGTGCACGAGGCAGGCCACGTCGAATACGCACTGAACTCCGGCCAAGAAATTTCCGAAATCTCAGCTCCCACCCTGCGCCGGTACACCGGCCTCGCCAAAGTCCCAGCCGTGGTCGATCTGGTCAAGCTGCGGCTCGACGGCGGCGCTAAGAAGATCGTGCTGTTCGCGTACCACCGGGAGGTCATCGAGAAACTGTATTACGCGTTGACGGAGTACCACCCGCGGGTCGTATTCGGGGCAACGCCGTCAAATGAGCGCGACATGAACATCCAGAATTTCCAGACCA